TTCGCACTAAGCGACTACCTTATCCCGAACTACTCCTTTATCGGAGATGTTCAAGACGTCGACATCCTCGAACCCGGAGACGAGATACCCGCTAAGGTTATCTCGGTTCCTAAAACGCTAAAAACGCCAAGGATCATAGCGATGGAGCCTGCGGCAATGATGTATTGCCAACAGTCTCTATTGCGACCGATCCTGGATGCTATTAGAGGAGTTGACTACCTCGATAGCATGCTCGGTTTCACGGATCAAGAGCCTAATCAGCTCATGGCCCGTGAGGGTTCCCGTTCGCGGGAACTTGCGACACTCGATTTGAGTGAAGCTTCCGATCGCGTTTCTAATCAGCTCGTACGACTCCTCATAGGCGGCTATGGCAGCTTAAGTGCTGCGGTGGACGCCTGTCGGAGTCGGAAGGCTGATGTGCCTGGTCATGGCGTTCTTCGCCTGGCCAAGTTCGCGTCGATGGGTTCCGCACTTTGTTTCCCATTTGAGGCAATGATCTTTTTGGTCATTGTTCTCCTTGGGATTCAGAGATCGCGTAACACGTCACTTTCCTTGAAGGACATTAAGTCCCTTCGAGGATCGGTGCGTATCTACGGGGACGATATTATCGTCCCTGTGGCCGATGTGCAGCCTGTTGTTGATATGCTTCACACTTTCGGGTGTAAAGTTAATATCAGCAAGTCTTTCTGGACTGGTAAGTTCAGAGAGTCTTGCGGAAAGGAATATTATGACGACTTTGACGTAAGTCTTGTCAAAGTTCGACATATGTTCCCAACACAACGGGCAGACGCTACTGACGTCATTGGCATTGTCTCCCTTCGTAATCAGCTCTATTGGGCTGGTTACTGGAAGACATGTCAGTGGTTGGACTCTTGGATCGAGGGGATGATTGTTCATTTCCCTCGTGTCCTCGAGACCTCGTCAGTGCTCGGTCGTGAATCTGCACTGGGCTTTGAAACCCAGCGCACTCACGATTACCTGCATAGCCCTCTAGTCAAGGGCTATGTGGTAACATCGCGGTCTCCGGTAGATCCACTGGACGACTACGGTGCCTTGCTCAAGTACTTTGTTGAGCGCGTCGATGAGCCGTCGCTTGATGAAGAACACTTGGAACGTTCTGGACGTCCTCAAGCCGTCTACACCAAGCTGAGGTGGAGTTCACCGCTGTAATGCGGTGACTGTCAGAAATGACAGGGAGAAAGGGTCCCAAGCCAACGGACTGGATCTTTCAGGTCCGTCTGTTGGGTCTCTTTCGGGTCGGG